CTTAAGGGCAACCGAAAGCAATTCGACAAATGTACGGGCAAACATTGCGTGTGCTGCCTTGATTTGTGTATCAAAGCCACCCATAAGCGCCTGTACGCCACGACCAGTGACGATAGATGCATCAATGTTACCTGTACGAGACTCTGGATAGCGTGAACCTAGACGAAGTTCTCCTTCAAGTACATTTTGCTGTGCAAATGCACCCGCTGGAATCTCCAAAGGTACGCGGCGAATCTCCATAGGGCGGTCAGAACGGATGATTGCATCTGGTCCGAGTGCCAATTCCATACCATCTCGTGGCATAGCGATAGGTGCTTGGATAGATTTGGTCGCTGCCTCTAGTGAAAGGAGTGCATAACGAGCCTTTGCCACCTGAATAGGTAGCACATCATCAAACTGACCGCGTGCTTTGCCATCAATAGATGGTCGTTGCGTAACGCGGAACATAACTTCACCGATTAGATTAGGAGCACGGTCAAGAATCAGGTCCTTACGACCTGGCATAAAGACTACTTCTTCATCCTTATCGTGGTAGAAAACCAATTCAGACTGGCTTGAGTTATCTTCCTTGGAGTAAATCAAGTGTGCATACTCAGGGTATTGAGCCATAAGTTCTGATGTTGGCTTCATAATACGCTGGTAAATAGAGATAACTCGACCAAAGCGGTCCATTACTGGGTAGCAACCGCGTGGGTCAATGAAGGTAATGCGTGGCATTTGAGCCTCTGCATCAATTTCTACGCGAGATGGAACGAATCCATAGGTCACATAGTGGTCTGCAGCGGTAAACATCTGGGTCTGCAAGTCTGAGAAATCAACAATACCGTTGACAATCTCCTCACGCTTATCTGCTTTCTTGCGTTGATTCTCTCCAACCATGGAAGGAGAGTTGCAGTTAAAGGCAGGTAGGGGAGCAATTACTTCCGCAAGGTCACGAGCAGCGATATCAACCATGTTTGCCACAATAGGATTCTCAAACGGACCGTCTGGGAATAACTCTGGATAAACATCACGCATCCTGCCCTGACGAACGAGGAGTACTTGGTCCATACGAGAATCGCGTTCCTCAAAGAGAGTACGGTAACGATAGTAGTTGTCTTTGATGTCCTCAATAGACTTAGCCATCTTCGTACTCCTTTCTATGAGTATTCGTAGACATCACTGAGGTCTACATAGTATTGTTGGGAACGGTCATAGCGAGTTTGAAACATACTTGGCTTGCTATGAGTTCTTTGATAATGCGTTGCTGATGAGACTCTATCTCGGCAAGCAAGTTCTGCAAACCAAAAAGCCATAACGCAGTCTGTCTTTTGTGACTTCGGGGCACCTGGGTACCAAGTCACGAGTTGCTCGATAAGAGCCTTAATTCCTTCTGATGCGTGGGTAGATGGTAACTCCAGCATTGCATTGCCATCTTCATAACCAAAGAATAAGTTGCTGAGTGATGCAACGCCAAAGTCTGAATCCCATTTGTTTTGTCCAGTATGATGCTCTTTGAGCGTTGCACCCCTCGTAGATAGGTAGTCCCGCACCTCACGGTCCTGAGTCAACATAGTCTGAAATGCATTTTTCTCGACTCGCCACTCAGAAACTTTGTACTTGTCTGTCCAGTCCTTAATCAATCCACGAATCTGGTCTGGCTTCATGCCAGCGACATTGGATACATCAAGTAGATAACGCCTCTGTGTAGAAATATCTAAGGCTAAACATACGGCAGCAGTAAATCCAGAGCCTGCAGGGTCTAGCCCCGCCACCACGACCAAGCCATCCATACCTTCTGGTCGTACTCCAGCCTTGCCCTTCGGAATAATTCCAAAGTTACGAGCACCGTTAATAACGCCCTTGATTGCTTCTGACGGAAAGACTGAATCCTCATGGACTTGTTGCTGCTGATAGACCATAGCCCAAAGGTTCGGGGACATACGCCCACGCTTTCGGTGTAGTGCAGGTCCATCCCATTTGCTATAAAGTCCGTTTTCGTCAGGTACTCCGTTTCCAGAGACAGGTGCCATATTGGTCTTAGCCCAGAGCGTTACCCAATCCTTAGGGTCGTCTGCATATTCCAATACCGCAGGCTGAGCAAAATATGTCCAAGGTGAAATCTCATCTGGATATCTCATAGGGTCACGCAACTCGGAATATAAATCCTTAGGTCGGAGTCGCGTGCCCACTGCAAGAAGTTTTCCACCGTCATAGTCAATACGAGACATAACTTCTGACTGAATCCAGTCAATCTGCTTCTCGTATTCATGAGCGTTGGTGTGGTCAACGCAGTCATCCATAATAATCAAATCGGCGCGAGCGCCGTAGATATGACCGCGGATACCGATAGCCTGAACCGTAGGGTCCTTCTCACCCGAATCGCGGGCTTCTGAGGAAAGATAAATCAGGTCCTGCTTCCAAGAGTCTGAATTCTTTTCAAATCCCCCTGGTGGTCCAAAGGCAAGTTGTAGGTCCTGATACCTTGGGTGTGTCAGACGATTTTTAATTGAAAGCAGGAACTTCTGAGCCATAGCCTGGGTCTTAGAAACAACCATGATACGGATGTTCGGGTTTTGGCAAATTCGGTACACGGCATAGTTAACCGTAATGGTTGTAGACTTGGCGTGCTCAGGGGGCGTATTGACGATAATCAAATCGCTGCTGCCCTTTTCATAGGATATCGCAGGATGGACATCCGAAGGTTCGCGCCCCTCTAGCAAATCAATCCAGTGGCGTTGATGGGTAAAGACCTTGGTTCCCAGGTACTTCTCTGAGAACTCATCAAATGGGGGCACTTCTTCTCGCGCCTTGCCAATTTCGCCACGGGCTGTCATAGACCGTAGGCGGTCAATTCCTAGGGCAAAGTCGGGGTCAGTCTTACGATAGTACTCGTAGGTCTTGACACTTCTGCCAACGGCATCCATAGCCTGTTGGACAGAATAACCCTGTTTGATAAAATCTAGGACTTGTCCTTTGATGGCATCTGATTTAGCGGATGCCGCAGTAGTTCGTTTTCTTTCCATAATTCTGTACTAGTAGAACTCCCATAAGTCCGTTCTACTTACTCCTAACCGAAGGCTGTAGCCCTAGCGGAAGCCGTAGGTTAGGGCATTGTTTAGGGAGTAGCCTAAGGGCTACTCTTGACGAGAGGCTCCGATAGTTTCGCCTCTCACTATAGTATTAGGTGTCCAAAGACACCTGGCAGGACATTATATTCGTGTGATTTGCATCACACTTCTACATAGCATATTTACTATAACAGCAGGTCAGGACCCCAGGACTATCAAAGTTATGTGGGTAGATACACATATACACACATACAGCGCTTTTAACAACCCTGGGGTCAGTCAGACAGTCAATGACTCATCTACTTACTATGACTAGTCGAGTCTGGTGGTCTGGTGACAGGACTAGGACTGGCAAGGACTATCACTAGGACTGGTTTTTACTACACTCTCCCTTTATATAGTCGCGGGGACTGGCTGTTTAAACTCGTCTCATTATGTAAGAAAACGGGGAAGGCTCAAGGTAGTTGAACTTTCAACAATCGCTAAAGTCAGTTGTTTAATATTGTTTCAGAGCATTAGTAAAATCTAACTCATCTAAAGTAGGCGTTTTATACTGGTTTCAGAGCATCATCAGAAAACTATTCTCGAAACTAGGCTCATGCAGGCTCGATATCTATCCGCGCTTTTACTAAAATCTAATCGAGATAAGTGCCCTAAAGTCAGTTAAAATCAATGGTTTTAGGGATGCTTGACTCGTTTAAACCTATCCACTACCTTAGTGCCAGTGGAACAATCCACCTCAACGACTGGAGACAACATGAACCGCGAACAGTGGCTCACCGACCTAGCAACAACCGCACTACCTCAGATAGCCTCAGTAGTGACCTACGCTGATGAAGAACCAACAGTGAAACTCTCATGCGGTTTCCCTGCAAAGCAGGGCAAGCGCAAGCCAATCTCAGCGCAACTCGTACCACCAACAGCCTCAGAGGATTTCATCTCAGAGATTTTCGTTTCACCGACCATCTCTGAAAAATCTGAGGTCATCAAGGCTGTTCTGCCTCTCCTCGTTTCTGTTGTCACTGGTGATTTCAAGCAGGGTGAGACATGGAAACGAGCACTACTTTCAGCAGAACTCAGTGGCATCCCTGAGCGTTTAAACGCTGACCTCTCAGAGTATCCACACTCAGCGATTACCCTGCCAACAGTGGCAAAGCAGACAACCCGACTCATCAAGGTTTCTTGCCCTACTGATGGCTATATTGCCCGCGTTTCTCGCGCCACTATCGAAAACCTAGGCGCACCTATCTGCCCTGCTTGCTCACTATCAATGGAAATCAACGCGTAAGCGTTTAAACGGACTGGAGAAAAAATCATGTCATTTACATACGGAATCGAACTCGAAATGTCAGACCTCGCAATTTCAACAGCATCACAAGCCATCAACCGCACTGGCGTAGTCGGATGGGCTGTAAAGCCTGACGGCACCCGCCATGTATCGGCAGAGGCTGTTTCACCAATCCTCACCGCTGACCGTTTAAACGAGACTCGCACTGTTGCTCGCGCTCTCGTTGCATCTGGTGGCACCGTCAATAAGCAGACTGGCTACCATGTCCATATCGGCGCTGATGCTATCGGGCTTGATGGTATCGCCAACATGGTTTATTCATGGAACCACGCACACGCCACAATCGGTGCGCTAGTTGCGCCATCCCGTTTAAACAACTTCTTCTGCCGACCAGTTGCTGAGGCTAATCTCGCTGACTGGTGCGACAACATACTCGCGGGTAACATAGCAAACCGCGAGTCTGGTCGTTACTTTAGCCT